TGATAAGGTTTTTTGTACTAACCAAACAATCGGAACTTACTCGGTCAATACAGGCGAGTATGTTCAAAACGAACAAAACATAATATTCTATGAGTAACGTTCACGTATTTAATTTTGAATCGCATAAACCACCAAAATCCAACGAATCTAATAAAGAAGCTTGGGTTACTTTTGGCGATGATAACGACTACTTTCAGTACCTAATTGACAGATATAATAATTCGACTACAAATAACTCGGTTATTAACTCTATTAATAAACTGATTTATGGTCGTGGCTTAGATGCTACCGATGCAAATAAGAAGCCGAACGAATATGCTCAAATGAAGATGCTATTCAGAGAGGAAGTTTTGCGGTGTGTAATTACCGATTACAAGCTTTTAGGTCAAGGATATTTTCAATTAATTTATAACAAGGCAAAGAATGCTATTGTAAGAGTAGAGCACGTTCCAGCTCAATTAATAAGAGCTGAGAAATGCAATGAGAAAGGCGAAATTACTGGGTATTATTATTCCGATAATTGGCAAGATGTTAAAAACTTTGTGCCTAAACGTATTGGGGCTTTTGGTTATGGCGATAAAACGCTAGAGATTCTTTGTGTTCGTGATTATAGCGTAGGTCAAAAATACTATTCTAATGTAGGTTATATGGGTGCTTTGCCTTATTCTAAATTAGAAGAAGAGGTAGCCGATTATTTAATTAACGATGTACAAAATGGCTTCTCGCCTACTTCGGTTATTAACTTTAATAACGGAGTTCCAGATGAAGAGAAAATGTCATTACAAGCTGCGGATGTTAAGCGTAAATTAACTGGTGCAAGCGGTGCTAAAATTGTTGTTTCATTTAATAGCGATGAAACTAAAAAGACTACTATTGACAATGTACCTTTAAACGATGCACCAGCTCATTACCAATATTTAAGCGAAGAAGCTAGAGGAAAGATTTTACTAGGGCATAACGTAACAAGTGGTTTACTATTTGGTATTCCTTCGGCAAACGGATTTAGCTCTAATGCAGATGAATTAAAGAATGCTTCTATTTTGTTTGATAATATGGTTATCAGACCATTCCAGCAAACAATTATAGAGGCTTTAGATAAAATACTAGGGTTTAATACAATATCGTTAAAGCTTATATTTATTAGCTTACAACCTTTAGATGCTCAAGGGGAATTAACGGATGAAGGTAGCGGTAACGTTATTATCGAAGCATTAAATAGCCTTTCTCCTTTAGTTGCTACTAAGGTTCTTGAGAGTATGACACCAAACGAAATACGTAATTTGGTTTTATTACCACCTAAAGCGGAAGGAACTGACATACCAACTGCTACACAACTATCGGCTCATATTGATGAATTAGATGTTGAAGAATTTGGGGCAGAAATGAATCCTAACGAGTGGGAATTAATAGATAGCAGACAAGTATCATACGAAGATGAAGCTCGCTTAGATGCAGAGTTAGATGCCTTAAACAACCCAGAAAAGTCTTTGTTATCAAAAGCTTGGGAATTTGTAACAACTGGAGTAGCAAGACCAGATTTAAAGTCTGAACAAGACGGAAAATTGTTTGCATCTCGTTACAGGTATAGCGGTACAATTTCAAGTGATTCTCGGGAGTTTTGTCAAAAAATGATTAAGGCTAATAAGCTATACCGTAAAGAAGATATTATTCGTATGGGTAATAACCCTAAAACAAATGAAGGATTTGGTCCACGTGGAGCAGATACTTACGATATATTTCTATATAAAGGAGGCGGAGCTTGCCATCACTTTTGGACTAGAGAAACTTACAAAAGATTTACAGACCCACGAAGAAGGGGTGCTGAAGAAATAACACCAGCACAAGCAAGAAAAGCTGGAGAGATTTTACCAACTAACCCGAGTAAAGTATATCAAAAACCAATTGATATGCCGAATAAAGGATTTTTACCAAAATAAGAAATGGCACAAGCATTATTTGTAAGTCGTGATGACATCGTTAAGTTTACTGCAATTAGCGGTAACTTGGATGTAGATAAATTTATTCAATGGATTAAAGTTGCTCAAGATACCCATATTCAAGGCTATCTAGGAACAAAGCTATTTAACAAGATTAACGATGGTATTGTAGCTGGTAACTTAACTAACCCTTACACAATGCTTTTAAACGTGTATATAAAGCCTATGGTTATCCACTGGTCTATGGTTGAGTTCTTACCGTTTGCAGCTTATACAATCGCAAGCAAGGGAGTATTTAAACATAATAGCGAGAACGCTCAAAACGTAGATAAAGATGAGGTAGATTTTTTGGTAGAAAAAGAACGCTCAATAGCGGAACACTACACTCGTAGATTTATCGATTATATGTCTTTTAATATGTCTAGTTATCCAGAATATAACACGAACTCAAATGCAGATATGTTCCCCGATAAAAAGTCGGACTTCGGTGGCTGGTACTTATAAGCCTAAAAAATCGAATATTAAAAAACTAAAGGTTTATCTTAATAAAATAGAAAATGGCTCTTAATTTCACGCATACAAAAGGCGATACTTTTAGCGAAGTAGCTTTCGAGGTTAAAAAGAATGGCACGGCTATTAATTTAACTGGTGCTACAATCAGAATGCAACTTAGAAAGAATTATAACGATGTAACTCCAACGTTATCTTTAACTTCGGCTGGCTCGGCTGGTATTACAATTACAACCGCAGCATCTGGTTTATTCAAAATCAACGCTCAAATAATCGACATTGAAGTTTACAATTACGTTTACGACATTCAATTTACTTTGTCAACTGGCGAAGTAAGAACGTATGTAAAAGGGGGATTTAATGTAACACCAGAAGTAACACGCTAAGAAATGGAAGATATTATAGACATCATAGTTACCGAAACTACTAATTTAATTACGATTACTTCTAGCGGAAGCGATGAGGTAATAGATGTCAATATCATAGACAATAGAGAGGACATAGTTTTAAACATAACTCCTACGGTTGTTGAGATTAATATCAATTCATTAGTAGGAAACTTCGGAGTTAATTGGGGGCAAATCGGAGGAACGCTAACTAACCAAACCGACTTAAACACGGCTTTAGGTTTAAAGGCTGATTTAGTAGGTGGCAAAGTACCTAGCTCACAATTACCCTCTTATGTAGATGATGTAGTAGAAGTAGCTAATTACGCAGCTCTTCCAGCGACAGGAGAGACAGGTAAGATATATGTTACCATTGATACCAATTATATTTATAGATGGACTGGCTCTGTTTATGTAGAAATCAAAGATTCAAGTGCAGTATGGGGTGCAATTACTGGTACTTTGTCAAATCAAACCGATTTACAAAACGCTTTAAATGCAAAGTTTGATGACCCGATTGGCGATGCTACTCAATATATAGATGGTACTGGAGCTTTACAAACATTCCCAGTACTTGCTTCAGCCGACAAGTTAATATTGGTTGTTAAAAATACTAGTGGAGGTACAATAACTAAAGGAACGGTTGTTTATATTAATGGAGCAAATGGTAATAAACCAACCATAGCAAAGGCTTTAGCTACTGGAGATGCAACTTCTGCCCAAACATTGGGATTAGTTCAAACAAACATTGCGAATAACTCTAACGGTAATGTTGTTTTAGTTGGTTCGGTTATTGACCTAGATACTTCTGCTTTTACAGAAGGGCAACAATTATATTTAAGTGGTGTTACGGCTGGTGCTTATACCGCAACAAAAACACTTGCTCCAACTCACTTAGTTTATGTAGGTGTAATTGCAAGAGCGCACCCTACTCTGGGAGTTATTGAAGTTAAGATTCAAAACGGTTATGAGCTAGATGAGATTCACGATGTTTCGATAACTTCGGTAGCTGATAATCAAGGTTTATTCTATGAAGCCTCAACCGATTTATGGAAGAATAAAAGCATTGCAACGGTTTTAGGTTATACACCCGCAAACGGTGCTAACTATTTACCTTTAACTGGTGGAACTTTAAGCGGAGCTTTAAACGGAACTAGCGCAAATTTTAGTTCCTACTTAAATGCTCAAACGATAGATATAAGTAATACATCTGCAGCGAACGCTTTAAGAGTTACCCATACTAATGGTACTTATCACGCAGTTACTATAATTGCAACGGGTAATAGTGCGCTTTATGCTAGCGGTAACATAACTGCTATTGGTACGGGAACATTTACGGGTGTATTAACTGCTCAAGCTGGTTTATCTAATGGAGCTGGACAAGGTTTTACTTTTGGAAGCACTTCGGGAGTTCTTGCAATTACTTCTCAATTATCTGCTTACCTTCCATTATCGGGTGGCACTTTAACTGGTGCAGTGACTGGAACTAGATTAGTTTTAGTCCAAAATAGTGCAGATATTGCTTTAAGTATTGTACAGTCTGGAACTGGTAGAGCATTTAGTGTTTTAGGTACATCTTATTTTAGTTCAGATATTTCTTTTGGTAGTTTATCAAATGGTATATTAAAAGCAAATGCTTTAGGGGCTTTAGTTTTAGCAATAGCTGGCACTGATTATCAAGCACCTTTAAGTGGAACTGGTTTTGTAAAATCAACGGCTGGAACTATTTCTTATGATACTTCTACTTACGCTTTAGATTCTGCGGTAGTTCATCTTACTGGAGCTGAAACAATTACTGGATTAAAATATTTTTTTGCTGGTTCTAAACACGATTTACTTTTTGTAAGTGAAACCGTAGGATACGCAAGTCAGGCTGGATATTCTCATTTTAAAGCAAACACTAACCACGTAGAATTTATTAATAGCACAAATACAAAGGCTACTAAATTTATTCACGGAAATGCAGCTTATGAGTTTACGATGCCTAATGCAAGCGGAACTATTGCTCTTACTTCAAATTTAGCTTCTTACCTTCCTTTAGCTGGGGGTACTTTAACTGGAGCTTTAAATGGAACAAGTGCTTTATTTAGTGGCGCAGTAAGAGCAAACAATCCAGCCGAAGGTGCAACTGGAGAGGGCTTAATAGCTGGTCAATCTTTTAAAATTGATGGAACTGGGACTAGCCAAAAGGCGGTAATGTATTTAGTTTCAAATGTATTAAGTGATACTTATGCAAGCGGACTAACTGCTCAATTTGCTAATTTTGCTGGAGATAAAGCATTCGGATTTAATCTAAATACAAGTGGTGGATTTGAGTTATATGTAAAAAATACAAGCTTTAATAAAGCTCTTACTATTTCAAATACAAATGCAGTTACACTTACGGGAGCTTTAAGCGGTACAAGTGCTGGCTTTTCAAGTAGTGTTACGGCTTCGACTACATTAATAGGTAGAACGAGTTATACGGCTGGAGGTAGCGGTGGCTCTCCTTATTACGATGAAGCTATTATTATAGGTCAAACTGGCAATCAATCTAAAATTCAATACGGTAATTCATTTAATGATAATAATGGAACTTGGTTAAGATTTGTAGTTAATGGTATAGCAGCAGCAAATACTCCAATATATCCTTTAGTTTTAGCTCCCTCAGGAGCAGCCACTTTTTCGAGTAGTGTAAAATCAAATACATTATTTAGCGTAGGTACTGGCTCGGGTAAATTCTTTGGAGTTGGTAGCGACATAAGCGGGTCTTTTGCCTCTACTGATTTAGTTGCGTACAATACTGGAGGGGATTTATATTTGCTATCGACTGGTGCGGTTGGTGTAATTGTTAAGGCAAGTACTGGCAACGTAGGCATCGGAACTACTTCGCCGGGAGCAAAATTAACAATTCAAAACGATGGGGCTTCCTTATATTCAAATGCTGGATTTAAAAACACATCATCGACTGCTGAACTTTTTATTGGTGTAG